TCGGTATCGAGCTGGACGGCACGGTGTACGGATTCCGACTGCGCTACAACACCCGGGCCGAGGCCTGGTTCCTGGACCTGCTGGCCGCCGACGATACGGTGCTGCTGGCCGGCCGGGCCGTAAGGCTGGGTGTCGACCTGCTGGCCCATTATTCCGACGCCGCATTTCCTCCGGGGCGGCTGTTCGTGGTCAACTTCGTTGACACGTACGGCGAACCGGACCGGGACAATTTCGGCCAGGACGTCAAGCTGATCTATGTGGAGGCCGAGGATGAGTGATCGGCTTTTCGAACGCAATATCGCCCTGACCCTGGGCAGCCGCAAAACCGGCGAGGCTGTCAAGATTACCGGTTTGCGCACGGTGTTCCAGATCGAGAAAAACTCGGAAAGCTTTCCCAACACGGCCAAGATCACCCTTTACAACCTGGCGAAAAATTCGCGGGCGATGGTGAGCAAGCCGGATGCGTTCGTGATGCTGGAGGCCGGCTATGGGGATCGCCTGGAGACGCTCTATGTGGGCGATGTCGCCCGCGCCTACGTGTCCCGCCAGGGCGCCGACTGGGTGACCACCATCGAATGCGGGGACGGCCGCAATGCGATCCGGCGCGTGCACGTGGACCGCAGTTACGCGGCGGGCACGGACATGAAAACCATCATGCAGGATGTGGCCAAATCATTCGTCGAACAGGGCAAGGTGGTGCTGGGCTCCATGATCGGGACCGAGTCCAAAAAAACGGAACGTGGGGACGTGCTTTCCGAAATGAGCAAAGACGCGATGGACCGGCTGACCGAAAACCAGGACCTGGAGTGGTCGATCCAGAACAACACGCTGCAGGTGCTGCCCAAAAACCAGGCCCTGCCGGCAGAGGCTGTTTTGCTTACGCCTGCCACCGGTCTGGTGGGCGTGCCCGTGCTGCGCGACGTCAATGAAGGAACCGCCGGAGTCGAGTTCAAGGCCCTGATCCTTCCCGGCATCGCCCCCGGGCGGCTGGTAAAAATTCAATGCGAGCAGAATCAATCCGTAAACGGTTTGTACAAGCTGGAGGCGGTGGACTTTGTCGGCGATACCCACGGCCAGAGCTGGTACGCTGAAGGCGTGGCGGTGACCCTATGAGCGGAAAAGCGGGCAAGACGATGGCCAAAGTCATCACCGACGCCATCCGGCGCCAGATGCTGGACCTGCGCGTGTGCCTTCCCGCCCGCATCGAGAGGTACGACCACGCGACCCAGAAGGCCAATGTCAAGCCGCTTTTCAAAAAACAGTACGTCCGGAAACTTTCCGAAAACGACAGCGGCCGGGCCGAGCTGCCGGTGGTCACGGACGTACCGGTACAGTGGCCGTCGGCAGCCGGAGGCGCCGCCTACCTGCATCTTCCGATTGCTTCCGGCGATCTGGGCATGCTGGTGTTCGCGGACCGCAGCCTGGACGCCTGGCTGGCCGGCAGCGGACAGATCGTGGCGCCGTCCGATGCCCGGATTCATCATATCAAGGACCCGATTTTTATTCCCGGGCTGCGCCCTTTCGGCAGCCCGTTATCCGATACCAGCGCCGCCAATGCGGTGCTGCAAAACAGCCAGATGCGCATCGAGATGGACCCTTCCGGGAAGATCTCCATTTCCGGCGCGTCGGAGGAATTTCTCACCATCGTGGACAGCCTTATCGGGCATCTGATCGATGCAAGGGTGGTGACGGCGGCGGGCGCCATGCCGTTTTACCATACGACCCTCGCAGCGCTGCAGGATGACCGCAGCCGGCTGGCAACGATCAAGAGGACATAGCGATGGCGATGAACGGCAACCAGATGGGTTCGGAAGTGGCCGCAGCGATTGCCGCCACGGCTCCGGGCGGCATGCTGGACGGCGGCGAACAGGCGATCCTGGAGCAACAGTGGCAGGTGATCTGCACGGCCATCGTCAACCACATTACAGCCAACGGAAATGCTTTGCCGGGCACGTTTTTGGACAGCCTGGGCGGCGCATTGACCGGTAAGGGAGATCTCGAATAGTGGATCTGGCCCTGGACAGCAGTTGGGATCTGAGCGTCTCCGACCGGGATCTGGCCAAGGTGACCGGCGGCGACGCCATCGCCCAGCATCTGGCCCAGCGGCTGAAGACCTGGATGGGCGAATGGTTCCGGGATCTGCGCGAGGGCGTGCCCTATCTCCAGCAGGTGCTGGTCAAACAGTCCAACCCGGTCGTGCTGGACGGCATTTTCAAATCGGTCATCGTCAACACGCCGGGCATCGTTGAGCTGACTGCGTTCGATCTGCTGGCGGATTCCCGGACCCGGCAGTTGAAAGTGGCGTTCGGCGCGATCAATGAGGAAGGTGAGCAGATCTACTTTGAAGAGGTGATGCCATGAGCGGCCTGACAGCGCAAGGGTTTGTCCTTAAAACCATCGACGAGTGCGAAGAGGAGATCGAGGGTGCATTAAGGGCCGCGTTCGGTGTGCATATCAACACGGCCGCACCCTCGGTTTTCGGCCAACTGAAAAGCATTTTCGCCGAGCGCGAGGCCCTGCTCTGGGAGGCGCTGCAGGATCTCTACAACGCCCTGTATCCGGACTCGGCCGACGGCATCAGCCTGGACCACTGTGCATCGATCACGGCCCATACCCGGCTGCCGGCAGCGTACAGCCGGATATCCGGCGTCACCCTGTCCGGGACCGACGGCACCGTGGTTCCGGCCGGCACGGTCTTCTCGGTGGACGGGGCGCCGGATGTGACCTTCGAGACCGAAGAAGAGGCGACCCTTTCCGGAGGCAGCGCCACGGTGGACTGCATCGCCACCGAAACCGGACCCATTTCCGTGGCCGCCGGGGCGCTGACCAACATCGACACACCGATCTCCGGGCTGGACAGCGTTACCAATCCCAACGCGGCCGTCGAGGGACGCGACCTGGAAACCGACGCGGAGCTGAGGATTCGCAGGAACGACAACCTGCAGATCTCCAATGCGGGACCGACCGAGGCGATCCGCAAGGCCATCCTGGCCTTGAACGAGGATACCACCAAAGCCGCCATCGAACACTGCAGCGTGTTCGAGAACTACACCCTGGAAACGGATTCCCGAGGCATTCCGGCGAAATCGATAGCCGTGGTGGTTTACCAGGCCGGCGGCGTCACCGACCGGGACCAGGAGATCGCAGACACGCTCATGCTGAGAGCCAAGCCGGCCGGCATCCGTCCGCACGGCGATGTGTCCGTGGAGGTGGTCGACAGCCAGGGCTATACGCACACCTGCTGGTTTTCCAGGCCGGTGCTGGTCCCGATCTACCTGGAACTGGACCTGACGGTTGACGACGACTACCCGGACAACGGCGATGCGGTACTCAAGGATCTGCTGGTGGAATGGGGCAGCGACCTGGGCGCCGGGGTGGACATCGTGGTCTACCCGAGCCTGGTGGCCCAGCTGGCCCAGGTGGCCGGGATCACCGACGTGACGGTGCGGATCGGCACGGCGTCTGGCCCGACCGGCGACGACAACGTGGACATCGACGACGGGTCGGGCGGTGACGTTGAAATGTCCTCCTGGACCATCGACAACATCACGGTGACGACATCATGATTGCTCCAATCACCACGCACACGGCCGACGCCCAGGCTCGGCTGTTGATGCAGTACCGGCACAGCCCCAATATTGCCGCGCTGATCCAGGCGCTTTACGGACAGCCGGTGCAGGGGGTGGAGGATGCCGTTGCCTCGATGGCCGGGCGACTGAGCATCGAAGACTCCGAGGGCGCACAGCTGGACGGCATTGGCCGGGTCGTGGGCACGCCCAGGGCCGGCTGGAGCGATGCCATTTACCGCATCCTTCTCAAGGCGCGCTGCGGGCAGCTGGTCAGCCGGGGGACGCTGGAAGACATCATCAGCGTTTGGCGGATTATCTCCCAGGCCGAGACCATCCGCGTGGTCGAAGTCTACCCGGCGCAGGTCGACCTGTACGCGGACGAACCGATTGACGGAGAGATCAGCCAATTCGTCTACGACCTCATGCAAAAGGTGTCGGCAGGCGGGGTGGAGGTGAATTTTCTGGCAGTCATCTTCTCGCCAACCAATGCCTTCGGGTTCGATCCGGATGACGACACGGTCAACGGCTTCGGCGATTTCAACGATCCGGCGGCCGGCGGAGAGTTCGCCTATATTCAGCTGACCGGTGCGGCGGCCGATCCGCTCGGGACCGCCTACGTGGAGGCCGGCGGCGATTACTATAAGACAGCCGGCGACGACTATTACATCGTAGCCGATTAAGGGAGAAGAACGTGGCGGACAAACCGACAACCGGGCATCTGGATTGGATCACCGATGACGATTCGAGTAAATTCATCGAGCCGTCCGGCGCCAAGAAGCTGGCGGGATGGCTGAAAGAGGAAAAGCCGCCGTTCCAGTATTTCAACTGGGCGTTCCGGGTGATGGACAGGTGGCTGCAGTACTTCGAAGCGGCTACGGATGAGGAGTCCGCAGCGAGGGCGGCTGCGGATGCGGCAGAAGCCGCGGCACGCATCGCCGGAGATTTTGAATCCGGAACCTGCATCGCGGCGTTCGGCCAGAATTCCGCACCCACAGGGTGGACGCGCAAGGACGACTGGCAGGACAACGCCATGCTCTGCTATGCCGCCACCGGGGATATCGGCAGTGGCGGCGCTGCCAATCCGCAAGGCGCGCATTCACACGGTGCCGGGGACATAAAAACGGTAGTTGCCAAGCTGAATGGGACGTATGATTTAAGCCTGTTCAGTATTACCGGCGTCGAAGCAGAAGTGTTGTCGTTTGCGGCAGCCTACGAGTCCGGGGCCAACCAAGCCGGGTATGGCTCGACCGCTCTGTATCAAGACACATTCTACAACGATCCGGACACGAACACGGGCGACACCGACGAGAACGACGCCCCGTTTTACCAGGAAGTCATCGCTGCGACAAAGGATTAGGATGAAGAAGCCGCCATGCATCAGAGGGTTGAGGGAGTATAGAAAAGGCTGCCCGCAGCGCGCGTGGAATGGAGAAAACGGATGTCCGGCATGGGTGGAGAAGGAGCTGAAAGCCAAAGACGGCAGGACTGTGAGGGTGGCAGAGTGCCTGGATTTATACCGCGCCCGGCTGCATTGGCATACCAACGCGCTGCTTGAGGGAAATCAGCAGGCGACCGAGTCGTTTCGCAACAACATGACCGAGATCGGCCAGGACGGGAAGGGAAGGCCGAAACCGGACCCTGCCGTCATGGCCCTGATCGGCGTTCTGGATGACATGCAAAAATGCAGAAAAATGATCGAACAGGATAGTCCCGAGGGGGTTCGACATGCCAATCTATGAAACCAAAACGAGATTTTTTATGAGATCAAAATGGATTGTGCTCATCGCTCTTTTACCATTGCTTTTGCCTGCCGGATCATTGGCCGGGCAGTACGTCGGAGGTGCAACCGGCCAGGAGATCGACCGGTTGAGCGGAGTTCGGGAGAATGTGCAGGAGCAGTTGGACAGCAAACAGCAGACTTGCGAGAACCCACTTGCCAGCGCGCCCGCCAGCCCCTACGACGGCCAGGAAGCGTGCGCGGACGGCGCAAACTGGTCTCCCGGAAGCACCGACCAGGGGACCGACGTCTGGATCGTGCGCTGGTGCGCTGCCTGCAACGGCGGCAGCGGGCGGTGGCTGGGGGTGTACAATGTGACTGACGGGGTATGGATCGAAAAACCTCGCAGCTTGGCCATGGCCGATCTGGTGGACACCACCTCTCCGCACGTACTGACCGTTTCAGAAACCACGGACACCATCATCAGCAATTACGCAGCGAGCGGGGCCGATAGAATTTTCACGGTAACGGCCCATCCCGGTTTTGCGACGATATTCGCTATCGGGGACGAGTATCAGGTCGATGTCGAACCCGCGTCCGGTGAGAGATTCAGATTTAACGGGGCGTTGATGGGCATCGATGAGCATATCCAGAATACCGCAGATACGCTCGGTGAGCGCATGGTCTGCTACAACGTCGTGGAAAACGGAACCAACAGAATCTGGTGCTTTTCGTCGAATTCCAATTGGGTGCAGGAGACGCCATGATTCGAAGCTTTGCACTGGGACTCGCTTTTTTGATTTGCTGCGGATTCGTCCAGGGCCAGGGCGAGGAGTCTCTGACTCCGGGAGCCTCCAGTGGATACAACTATACCGACGATCCGAACTGCATCGGCGCATGGAGAATGGCCAACTCCGGTAACGAAACGGACGTCAGCGGCAACGGGGTAACCCTCACTGAGATCACGGCGGGCGACATTCCGACCTCGTCCGACGTTCCCGCAGGCTATTCAGGCACCAGCCGGGATTTCGAATACGGCGACCAGGAAGTCCTTGCAACCGACGATGCCAATTTGACGATTGAGGGCAACCAGGATTTTTCCTTCTGCGCATGGGTAAAGGCTGAATCCGCTGTAGCCGACGGAACGATTGCCGGGCAGTACTACACCGGCACCAACGACAGGCAATGGCGCCTGGCCTATCGATCCGGAGATGCGGCCGCTGTTGGGTATGCTTCTTCTGATGGGTCAACTTACTCCAAAGCCGTTGGAGCAACGAATATCGCGGACGACAGTTGGCACCACGTCTGTAAGGTTTTCGACTATGATGCCGGTGGGTCCACCCTCACGCTTTACGTCGATGGTTCCGAGGATACGAACGGTAGTGACAACCCGAAAAGCCATTCTGGCGGGATCTATGCCGGTGATGCCTGGGTTAACATCGGCGGGATGACCACAACGGCGGGCGTGGCCGAGGCCAATGCTTCCTGGGACGGACTTATCAAACAAGCCATTCTCTTTAACAGGACCTTAAACGCCACTGAAATCGGAAATATTTATTCTGACGGCATGGAGGGGGTGAACGGTGCGAACGATTAGACTGTTAACTCTTCTCGTCTTTTTCGCTCTGTTGGCCATGCCGGCAGCCGCCACCAAGTACATGGACTCTTCAGCCGGGGATGGAGGAGACGGATCTTATGCGTCCCCCTGGAACGAGCCCAGCGACATCTCGGGCATGACATCCGGAGAAAACCTGTACATTAAATGCGGGTCCTCTTTTAACAGCAGGTTTATTATTACCTGGGGAGGCACATCAGGCGACCCGGTGGTGATCGGAGCCTATTACCCCGGCCCGATTATAGGCGTCAACGGCGACGGCCGGCCGGTGATCGATGGGCTCGACACGATCCCATCGACGCAATCCTACGGCCTTTTCGAAATTGCCAACTATCAGAACTATGTCGAGTTGCATGATTTGGTCATTCAAAACTCCAACGGCATGGGCGTGAAATTTACCACGGACACTGATTACTGCGGCCTTCGACGCTGTGTCGTGGATGGATCATATAATGAGGCGGTTTATTTCTCAGGGTCCAGTTCCTACGGAATCATTGAACACAGCGATATAAAAAACGGGGCCTATAGCCGGATCGTCCTGGCTGCAACAAGCGAGTGCTTCGGCTGGCCGGGCATGATCAAGCCGTCGGCGTACTGCACCATCCGCTACTCCTGGATACACGATAGCTACGCAGAGGGCATCAATGTCCTCAACGGGAACCAGATTTACGGAAACCTGATTGGCGACACCATCAGTGTTGCGCTTAACGTCAATGCCCGCCACGATGTCAGCATCCGCAACAATATTATCTATGGCACGGACAGGACCCTTTTTAACAATATTCCGAATTGCAGCTCTTCCCAGGGAAACTGGAAGGGCACCGGAATTGCTGTCGGTCTCGAAGTGTCCGGGGTAACCGGGAATCTGTATAATGTAAAAATCAACAACAATATTATCATCAACCGGGGAGCAGGGTTTCGATCCTACAATTCGAACACCCAGGGGTACGTGGTCGTCAATTTCGATTTTGTGAACAATACCCTTATCGACAACAGGTACAGCTTTCACATATCCGACGATGACGGCAGTCTCGATGCCATTCAGGTATGGATACGGAATAACGGTTCTTACACGTTCCATGCTGATTCGAACCACACCCAGAACAATGACGCGACGGCCGATGGATTCATGGCCAGCAACAATCAATGGGGAGGTCCGGCTGACGTACCTCCTTCCGGCGGCTTGCTGGATGGACCCAACGACGTCACCACGAACCCGGCTCCAAACAGGACATCGTGGAAGGGATCGATGCCCACTGATGCCGCCGCCATCGCCTTGTTCGACCTGCTTGACATTCTTCCAACGGCGGGGGCCGAGGATGCGGGCGCAGACTTGGGCCAGGACTATCAAAACGCTTTTGATGCGAGTGGTACCGATTTTACGGCTTTCCCATCCATAACGGTTGCCCTGGCCAATCAGTACGAGCACGGCGACGCATATGATATCGGAGCTATCGTAAAAATACACACTCCGGAGACACAGAACATTTTTTACGGTGCCGTCCGGCAGACGTCGAGCTATGGTGCCGGCCGGCAGACGTCGAGCTATGGC